CCCAGTTTCTTTGACAGAGGGTATCTAGTAGAGCTTCAAGCCGTTGGTTTACCTCAAAAGTAGTTAAAGCTAGCTGATTTGTAATCAGCCTGTCGCAAGTTCGAGTCTTGTCACCAGCTTATTTCATGAAATAAAGGCTAGATAAAACTTCTAGCCTTTATTTTTTTTTCCTCGTGGGCGATCGTCTCTTCATACGCTTGTCACCCGCCTCAGCAATTTTGATTGCTAACGTAATCTTTTTTCCAAAAATAGAAATATCTAGAGCTATATTGAATCCCCAGTGTTATACTTGGGTTGGTGCTATCTGGTGATGGAACAGCTTAAGCGCTGCCAGCAGAGGGATGTGAAAAATCAACCCGACGGATATAGGATCGATGGATCTCCTAGCGACGAGTTCGATTCTTGTCAGAGCACCATATTTAGGTAATTGCCCGCAGTGCTGCCAGCCCTGCGATGTGGATTGGGTAGAAATAGTAGAAAAATCTTTTTTCGATCGCCGTTGGCTTTCGGTCTTTGGTTGGGTTGTGGTACTGCAATATTAGCGGTGTTAACACTGCAAACAGTTGAATAATTGATACCGATGTTGCTGTATAGATGGTATTGGTTACAATCCAACTAATCCACCACATCCGATCGCCTTTGCCTTTTAAGTTGATCATTAGTAGTGGACACGCTACCGCATACCATCCGTAGCTTATTCTCCATAACTGAGCTGCTACTAATCCTAGTATCATTATTATGATTTTTCTATTTGCTGGAGCTTTGTGAATTTGTGTAAATGTTATTACAACTAATGCAAAGCTAATCAATATATTAAAATCTAATTTATTAAATAATATGATGTATGGAATTTGAGCGATTATTCCAAACAAGAGTAATCTTGTAATTAAAGGTTTAGCGCTATTGCTTGGTTCTCGTCGTTTCCAATTTTGAGCTAATATCCAAGCAAACAATGGAAAACTTAAGCGGCCAATAATACGCATTGGCTCTATTTCTAACAAAAATCCTACATGGTCAATTATCATTAAAATTGTTGCTAACCATTTGATTTGCTGTTGACTCATGCCGATTGTGCTCCGTTTAATTGATTGATGAATTCTTTTATGTTTTTTAAGCCTTCTTCTGAGATTGTATAAATTTTTTCTCCTTGCCTCCACTCAAAATTTACTAAACTTTGGTCTTTTAATACGTGCAACCTTTTATATATTCCGATGCGCGATGGTGGTTTTATTAGATTTATCTCAGCTATTTTTTTTACAATGCTTGATAGAGACAGCTTATTTTCCTTAGATAATATTGCTAACACAAATACATCAACTTTACTCATGTTTTTTTAAACTGTATTTTTTATATTTTAGTAAAGACCTTTCTTTAAAGCAATGGGTTGCCAAAAAGATAAGTGTGATTACTGTTGCGCTTGCAATCTATTTTTCACAATATAGATTTATTCATTGAGCAACAAAATCAAAATGATTGAACTGCTTTTAGTCGCTTCGATTGCAAGTACTACGACGATGCCGCCACCTCCGACGATGCCGCCACCTCCACCGGTAGCTACTCCTCAACCAAAACCGGCTTATACTCCACCGCCAAAACCGGCTTATACTCCACCGCCTCCGGTTCCTACTGAATCTTGGAAGGATAAAATGTGGCGGCGATATAAGGAGAACTCTAGATAATGGCTGTAACCAAAGAGGGTCGCGATTTAATTTCCAGTATTCTCAGGGTTGGCGATACTGGTCCAGAAACAACTGCTCGTCAGGGAATGAAAACAACCAACGTTGCGGGCTATCCCGTGATTTTGTGTTGGGCTCGATGGGGTGGGGCTGAGTTGAACGCTTCTGGAAATAACAAGGCATTCTTGTTTTTGCCTTACCTTCAGTCTAGTCAAATGCCATTGTCTAAATATAATGGTGCAACTTCTGTAGAGACTCCGCTTGATATGGTGATGTCCGAAGTTGCTAATCCTTATAATTGCAAAGTTAGGGTGACTCCTTCACTTAATATCAGCAAGTTGGTTGAAGGTGAATATTACAGTTTTGTTTTGGCTCTCAAGCCCGCCGCAGTTGGTAATGGGAACAATCCGACTCCTTACTGGGATGGATACATTAAGGCAGTGGGAGCTACCCCTAGCGACGTTTTCAAAGATTATTTTGCACTGTTTAATGTCACCAAAACTCAGTGGTCGAAAATTAAGGTTTCTCGTGATGGTGATGAGGATGAAGAATTAGATGAAACTCCTGATAACAATTTACAGCAATGATGATTTGATATCGCTTATTGTTGACTTTATTTGGGCTAATCTTTTTGTTTTACTAACTCAGTTCTTTTGCCTCGCTTTGATTCTTCGGATAGTTAGGCTGTTTATTGATTGAGGCTTATGAATGCCACTCGATTTAATGGTTGTCATTTTAGCCGTTTGGCCGCACTTTTTATTGTTTTCGGTTGTGGTTTTTGGGTTTTGGGCGATACTTTCAGCCCTGCAATAGCAGGCGATCGGATTACTGGGCCTGAAGCTGTTGCTAAAATGTCTGTTGTTTTGGGTTCACCTGAACAATTTGCTGACAATATGAAAATGTCAACCCAGGATTTTATCGCTGATCACTTTGGCAGTATGGCTATTGCTTGTGCTTTTGGAATAGCAATTAGAATGAGGTCTTAGCATGATTGCTTTGTTGGTTTCTTTTCATTTATTAACTGTTCCTGGTGCTGTTGAAGCGATGAATTTCATTAAGGAAGATATTAAGCCGGTGATTGAGTTTTCGATGGATTGGGCTATGAAGGCTGCATTAGCTGCTACATCTACTCATGCCTTTATTGTTCTTGCTAAGAGGTTTATAGACTAATGCGTGAATTTTGGACATCTCTTAATTCTGTGGTTGATAAAACTTTGCAACTCCCCACAAAATTTGTAGATACTCGCTTTGTGATTCTAGTTCAAATTATTTCTTGCCTTATTATTTACAGTGCGATTCTTGTTGCTCAATTGACCATCGTTGACCGCTGTGTTGTTCCTCTACCTTCTTCTTTTATCAACAAATGATTAAATTTATTTCAGTGGGTAATACTGCTGATTGATACCGCTTTGGAGGCGTCGGTATTATTTGGGATAGCCTCTATTTTGTAGATTCATCAGTCCTTCACTAAATTAAACAAATGATTGAGCTAAAAGACCGAGTAGAAGATGAACTTGTTGCAGATGACATTTTTTCGATTGACCGTGAGCAAGTTGCTAAGCTTAACGAACTTTTCTGGAAAGTTGAACATAGTAAATCTGCCCAATCTGTTGCTGTAGCTGGTGTTGCTTTAGCTGCTGGTGCTGGTGTTTTGGGAGCTGGTGGTGTTTACGCTGCTCCTCCTGGTGGTGGTGCTTCTGATGCTGCTGCTGCTTCCATCGCTGCGGGCGTCGCTAATGCTATTGCTATGATTCAAGCCATTGATGGTATTGGGCTTGCTGCTTTTGGTGTCGCCCTGGCTCCAATGGGATTCATGGTTACACTTCGCGTCTTGAACATGGTTCTAAGCCGTGTTTAGTGTTTGAATTGTAACCATTTTGATAAGGCGATCGCTAGCAACGATCGCCTTTTAATTTAAAGGAGCTTAAGCTTAATGCCTTTTACCGCTATTTATGGTCTTCCTGGTCGAGGCAAGAGTTTGTTGATGCTGCAGCACGGTTTGCGGATTGCTGAAAAGTACAAACTACGGCTTGTGACTAACTTTAATCTTGACCCTTTACCTCTTGCTTATTATTGCAAAATTAATAATTTCAAATGGCTTTGGCAAAATATACCCAAAGGCATTATTTATTATGTTTCAAGTAATAAGAATTTTGCTCAGTTTCTTCAAATTCAGAGAGCTGTAATTTTATTAGATGAGATGGGATTATATGCTCCATCTGCTCAGTCCTGGACGCTGCCGGCTGAAGCTTTTAATGCAGTTGCTAATAACCGCAAAATGTGTCAACATATAGTTTATGCCGCGCAATACCCTAGTCAAGTGCATTCGTCCCTTCATCAGATTTGTAGTGAGATTTTGTATGCTGAGGGTACGACTATCTGGAGTGAAGAGCTAGGTAACGAAAAATTACTTTTTAAGGATTGTCATTTGTTTATGCCTAGTGAGTTTGAGGTCTGGTTTCGTGACCATAAAGTTAGGAAAAATCCTGTTAAGGTTTGGGTTCTTGCGACTAAGCACTGGAAAGGAATTATTAGTGGTTTAGATAATCTTACTTTTCAGATTTATGACAGTTTTGGGTTGCTAGAAAAACAGGATGATAAAGTTTCTCTTAATAGAGAATTTGGTTATCAACCTTATATTATTGATTCAGCTTGTTCGGTGGAGCTGTCTGCTCAAGATATTTTGGACCAGGGTCATACTTTTTCTGAGATTGAGGAGAAACTAGACCAATACTATAAAGCTGATAGATTTAAGAAAAAGCGTATTTATGAAGCCAGTAACAATTATCCTTTTGTTGCTTGGAAATTAGAAGGTGACATTCCATTTCCAGGACCTCATATTTTTCAAAAAAAGTTGATTTTTTTATGGAATATGCTTCCTGCTACTACTTATCCCGGCTTAAAGAAACTTGATTTACGAATTACTAAGGAGTGCTTGATTTGGGATAAACTAGATAGGCAAATTAAAGATGGTTATAAAATTATCTGGAGGTTTTTTGTTGGAATAGTTTTTTCTTTTATTAGTTTATCGATGACTAATATTTTTCTATCTAGAAATCCTTTGATAGCTTTTATTTGTCTTGTAGCTTCGTTCTACTTACCCATTCAAATTTTTAAATAATATGGAATATCTATCTCGAAATATTAGAATTGATTGGTTGCGGTTTCAAGTATCAAGTCAGCATCCTAGTATGTTGAGGCAAATTCAGCGTACTTTGGGATTACCTTTTGAGCGTAAACAACAACAGCTCCAAGATGTTCGTGATACTAACATTCTTGCCTTAAATAAAATTTGGAATGAAGTTCACGAATTTCAAGGTAGTTTAATAGGCACTCGTTATCCTGCTTCTGGTAGTGATGAACCTTACAAACATTTTGTTGATCTTAATGGTTCTACACTTGCGGGTGTTACTTTTGATAAAGTTGCAGCTCTTTTAGCTTTTTGTCAGTTTGAAGAAGAATTCATTGCCAATAGAATTGATATTGCTCTTGATTTTCCTGTTCAGATTCCTCGGTTATCGCGTCGTTATTGGGAGGTTTTTTTGGCTGATAATCTACTTGTTGGTTATCGTGCTGTCAAACGCATTTCTAATTGTGGGAATAATCGACCTGGCACTACTGTTTATTTAGGCTCTCGTGAGTCGGAACGGTTTGTCAGAATTTACGATAAAAATATTGACGGTGTAGATTATGATCGCCTTGAAATTGAATTTAAGCGTTCTCGTGCTGAGTGGATTATGCAGCAGATGGTCGCTTGTCCTATTGATGAGCTACCTAAATTTTTAAATGGTGTGGTTTGCGGACAAATTAAATTTTCCCGACAGCGGGAAGATATAGATTTTTTCAAAGATTATAAATATGGCCTGATATCTGTTCCTGCCCCGTCGCTGCATTTGGATATTGAGCGGTCGATTGCTTTCATTGAGAGGCACTGTGCTACTTTGGCTATGGTTGAGGAATTTATGGGGTCTGAGCGCTTTGATAAATTTATGCGATCGATGCTGGCGGCCGGTAAGTTGCGTATGAAACCCCGTCACAGGTCTATTCTCCACAATGCCAAGTTTCTGGGTGTTACTGCCCTCGGATTTTTTTTGATGTTGGTTCAGACTCCTGGTGCGATTGCTGGTGGCTTAACTTGTCCGGCTCAGTCTCCGTCGTCTCAGGTTTCGCTGGGGTCGCAGATGGTGCAGAAATTTCCTATTGATATTGCTATGCCTAACCCTACTGAGCAAGCTTATCTTGATAATATTGGCGACGGCTGTTTTCAAATTAGTTCTGGTTTAGAATTTCAAAGCCTTTGTTTTCCTGGTATGATAGTTAATGCTTTGAAGCCGTTTGTTGTTGTCGGCTTGGGGATTAAATTTATATTTAGTGATTGACATGATTAATTTTTTGTTACCAATTTATTTAGCTACTGCACCGCCTCCGCCTCCGGTTTATACTTGGTGCGTATTTCAGATGGTACAGACGAATTCTAAGGAGATGATTAGCACTGCTTATGGTATGGGTAATGTGCCGTCGGGAACTAATCTATCTGATCTTTGCCAAAGTTTTTATACTCGTGATATTCGTGCTGAGGATAAGCCCCTTGAGCTTGTCTTTAGTCGCGGTGAATCTACTATGGCTAACCCTGATAATTACTGGATTGCTAATACTTGGCGGCGCAATCTTACACCCGAAGAATTAGAGGCATATCATTGTTTATTTAATAAAGACGTTGTTACTGGCAATTTTTTAACTTCTACGACTACTGCTGCAATTAATTTAATGCCTGCTTCTCCTGATTCGATTCGGATTCCGGCGTTGATGATTAGTGCGATCGAGTCTGTAAATTCACCAATTATGCGTTACGCTGCGGTGGTTTTGTATACTACTGGATTGCCATTAATGAGCATTGCTGCTTTGGTTAAAGCTTGGAAGTTAACGAGGAGGTAGTATGTTACTTTTCAAGGCTGCCAAACTGGCAGGTGGTCTAAGGTTGTTGATTGCTACTGCTGCGCCTTTAGTTATTTCTAGCGCTGCTTTATTAAGCGTTCGTTCTGCTGCTTATTTAGTTGGTTTTACCTTGGGTAGTATAGGCGTTACTTTATGGCCTATTGTTGCGACTCTAATTGCTATTGCAGGAATTGTTAATCCTGCTTCTCAACAAGAATGTAATGATTATTATGAACGCGCTAATCAAATTAGTCTTCAAAATTCGATTAAATGGCATGCTGCCTGGAATGCTTGCAGTCTTAATGGTTTTATTGATACAGCTTGTTGGGGTGATGGACAGGTTGGTTTTACTCCTGTTCCTTGCACTCCTCCTAATTGCAATGGTAAAAAAGTATGGCTGCAAACCATATGGGCTAGCAAGTCTGAATTTGCAACTCAAACAAAAAGTTGTTTTTTGATTGCGTATTCGTATAAAGATTTAGATGGGTTGAAAATAGAATATAATCCCTTTGAGTTGTCTGAGACTTTTTTAAAATCTAGGGCTAGACCTTGGCAGACTGTTAGCGGTAATAAATTTAAAAATCTTAATGATTCTGAATGGGAAAATTTAGAAAGCACGATCGGCTGGGATAAAGGTTATTGGGCTGCGGAACAAACAGATGTTGAGTGTCGGGGTTGGAATCCTGGATGGAGTCGTAAAATTAAATGAAAAAGATATTTTTGCAGGGTTTGATGTTTGGATTAATTATTAATTTAGTTAGTATAATTAATCCAATAATTTATATATCTTTGGTTGAATCGACTTTAATCAAACCTTTAGATAAGTTTGAACTTTCTCTAGAACTAGGCACAGTTGCTGATTCTCGTCGTATTTTTCAGGAATTGGTTCCTTCCATGAAGCACCGAGATTCCTGGTCTAAAATTCAAGATAATTTTGATTTTTTTGTACCTGAGTACCAATTAAGAGGTGATTTTTTTCAGGCATCTCCGCGTTTGCTTGATTGGTGTCGTACTCAAAAATGCTTTGCTCATCGCATGGGGTATGCTGATATTCGCAAGCAACAATTTAAATATTTTACCCTTGATGACTGGTGGGCTAATAATAAATATTTGCTTGTCAAAGATACCGTTAATGATGAATTGCAGCTTACTCAGTTTTTAAAAAGTTTGCCCGATGGCTCTTTGGTTGTCATCTCCGAGCCCTTTAGTATTTTTGCTGAGCGTCGATCGCTGGCTAAATTTTTAGAGTGGGCGCTTGCTCTGCGGTCGCAACATCCAAAGCTTAAATTTGAGATTGGGTTACAGGTGCATTTACAATGGATTGATGCTTGGTGGGTTCGCTATCGTTGGCTTTTGCCTGAGCTTCAAAAATTTAGTAAGGTTTACAGCTACCCGTGGGGTGTTTCTGAATTCTCAAACTACGATCGCATTTGGAAACGTCGTATCTCAGGTCGATCGCCCGTCGATCGCATTTTTTACCAGATAGAAGGATTGGTGCCGCTTCGGTTGCGTCGGGCGATCGTGCTGCATCAGACTTATCAGTTACACCGTGACGCTGTGCATTATGGAGCCGTGCGGTTTGTTGAGTGGGGAAATTTTCAATACACGGCTTGGTTTGTTAATCAGATTGATGCTGCTTATGAATCAAACTATTTACTTTTTGATGCCAGTGGTGACCCTACTGATTTATGGTGGGCTGCGATGCGTGGGTTGAAAGATGGTAAAAATTAGATATATTGAGGTATAAGCCCTGGCTTTAAGTCTACTTTTCAAGAGTTATAGGTCCAGGGCTTAAGTTTACTTCTCAAATTGAGTTAGTATATTATGGATATTCAACAAAGAATTGAAGGTTTAGAAAATTCTGTTTCTTATTTATTAAGTGAGTTCAGTGGTGAAAAATTGGGTCTTCTGGGTTTGAGGTGTAAACTGTATAATGTATGA